GAGGCACCGGGGCGCTCGGTCACGCCAGTCAGACGGGGCGTCAATGTGCCCGCTGTGGCTCCGGCCACTGTAAAGCTCACGCGGTAGTATTTGCCAGCGGTGGCCGTGATTGCCTGCGTGATGTCATCTGCCGTGCCTGCCGTATGCGTGGCCACGCCCCCGGCCACAGTCCATCCAGCCCCCACCGCCCATGGGCTGGCGCTGTCCATGGACCCACTCTGGATCAGGTTTTCACGGGTGGTGTCGCCAAGCGCCACTGAATAGCTGGATTGGGGTGACACAGGCAGCAATGCGCCTGCCGCGTCGGTATCGCGATCCAATGTGGCAGAGGTCGAGCGATAGATTTGCAACCCGGTTGTGGCAACATCTTCGCCTGTCGCGATCTGGATCAATGCACCACCCAGCAGCGTTGTCACGGATATGCCAGCATCGTCCAGAGCCACGGGAATATCGGCGTCCTCTTCCCCAACGATGACGGTGATGGTGGCTGTAAAGGGGCCTTCAACGCCCGTTGAACTGAGACTCCTAGCGCGCAATTCGACGCTGTCACCCGAATCGTAATCGGTGATGTCACCGCCGCCATCCACGGCAGAGATCGTCTCGCTGGTCCAGTCTGGCGCGCCGGTCAGCCGATGCTGGACCTCAATGGCCGCGACCGACACAGTCCCCGATGCCGGGGCGATCAGATAGCTGATGAGGGCCGCTGTTCCTGTGCCACTCAGACCACTGGCAATAGACCCCCAAACCGGAGCATTGGGCTGCTGGGTGCTCAGATCCAGTTCTGCACCCACACGGCTGGACCATGCAGGGATTGGCGTTTGGGCCAGAATGGTGTCAATCTCGGGGGCTGCAGCCACCATGCTCAGAATGGAGCAGGCATCTGTGGTCATTTCGACATTGCGCACGATCTGATGATGCCCCGTTGATGTTGCCGGGCCGAACTGGATGACCTCGTCCACAGCGGGCACCGGCCCTGTGCCCATCAGCGTTAGAACCGACACGTCACCCGGAACGGTTTTGACCAGCCGCACCACAGAGATCCCAATCACATCGTCAGCATCCTCAAACCAACGGAACCGGATGGCATAGTCCTGACCGGCCTGCATGGTGACGATGTCATCTATCTCAACCACATCGCCAAAGATGGCCCGAACCCGGCCTGACATCTGGTCGCGGGTCAGGGTCGTGTGATTTAGGACAACATCATCGCCGCGCGTGGCCACACGGAATTGACCGTCCTGTGTGGCCTCGAATGTATCGGGGCGATACAGCGCCTCCAATTGGCGTCGCCGGGCCTCACGCCACACCTCATCCGCATATACTTTACCTGATTGGGGCAGTGTTTCTGTGACCTCGATGTCGCCGTAATAGCCCGGCCAGCGAATGGTGCGCTGTGTTTTTTTGTAATCATTGCCCGCGTCCAGAAACGTCACAACAGAGGCGTGTGGCGGTTTGAAGTAGGACCGGCGCGCTTTGAACCCCCATGAATTGCGTGGGCTGATGTGGTCCACGATCAGCGCATCGCTCGAGGGCCGGTCAATCACCACGCCATAGCGACGACCATCGTGACGCGGCGCGGCGCGACCGGCGGCGGCGATCTCTGAGAGGATGTCGCGCAGGGTGGTGCCAGTGTCAGATTGGGCTGCATTATAGGTCAGGCCCTGCGCCACACAGAACGCATGCCAGTCCTGCATCTGCTCGAGATCCAACTGCGCATCGGAACGCGGCTCTGGCAGTGCTGGGTCTTGCAGGACGTGGCGATAAATACTGGCGGGGTTTTCTGTGGCGCGTGTGATCCATGTGCCAGTTGCGCTATCCCAATCGGGACAGATCCGGGTGACCAGGCAATTGAAATTATCCAATACACCAGACAACTGGTGGGTGGCCTTGATCCGCAGTGCAACCAACGCCAGAGGTCGGGAATAGGCCAGTGGATATTCCGGGCGCAGGGTCTGCAAGGCAGCCCACGTCGTGCGCTGCTGGATCCGTGTGCTGGTGGTTTCGTCCGTCAGCATCGTCAGTCGGATCTGCCACCGTCCCCGGCTGTCAAAATTCCAGCTGTGCTGTCGATAAAACCCCTCGGTTTTGCTGGCCTTGATTGTCAGTGTTTTGACCTGCAACCATTGCGTGGCCTCAACACGGCGCTGCTCAATGAGGACACGCACGGTGTGGGACTTTTGATCCCCCTGTTTGGTGAATTTCACCAGACCCGCAGGCCATGAAAGGATTAGGGACACCCCCGACGCATCCGCCCCCGTTGTGCGCACGACCGGGGTTTCTATGGCGGGGTCATCCTCAATGACCTCCCCGGTACTGCTGCGCGGGAGCGGGCGTGTCAGCTCAACGCCGATCTGCTCCTCGATGACCTGATGTGGGCATAGATCACACGGATCCTCCCCTGCAATGCCATAGCGAATTTCAGTCTCGACATCGTCATATTCCGACAGGCTGGTCTCCCCCACGCGCATGTCGTCGATATCCACCTGACCCTCGCCAATGACGAACATGGCCCGCATGAATTGACTGTCCCCGACGATCTCTGTGTAGGGCGTCGTGGCGTACGGTGGGGCGATCCGCAGCTTACCCAAAATGACAGGGACAGCCCCATCAGGCGTCAGGCGGTTTTTCAGGCCCGAGATCGAATAGGTGGCACGGGTTTCTGCATCGGAGGCGTTTTGGGTGTCTGGCGGGATCAGCGCATTGATCGCCAGATTTCCCAGCATGGTCAATCCACCAGCGATCAGAGACGCCGCAACAGTGGTCGCTGTGGTGCTGCCAAGTGTGAGGGCGGTGGCCCAAGTTTGCCCCAAAGACACCGCTGCGACAGCCACAACAATCGACAGCACAGTGCGCAATGTGTCCTTGCCCGGAATGATACGGATCACCACCTGCACGCCGGGGTTTGGACGCACGCGCGCCCAATGCTGTGGCACGATGATCGACATGCCACGCGGCGTCACCAATGCGACTCGGGCACGCGACAGATCCTGTGGTGTGGCCCCCGGCAGGGCCATGCCCACAATCTCGGCCACGGTCATGCCATGGGGTGCATTCAATTCAATACTGGGAGCGTCCGGTGTCCAATGCGGGGCGGCCAGCACTGGGATCCGGGCAGAGTGATCCGTCATGGCGCGCCCCTGCTGATGAGTTGCACAGGTCGTTCAAACCCCGGTTTAACGGCTCGTGAATGGTGCCTGAAATGACCATCCAGACGGCACTGCCACTTGCCTGTGGCATAGGTCTCCACTTTCGACTGATCGGCTCCGGCCATGTGGATCATCGTCCCGTGGCGGATCACGATACCGACATGCGAGGAAAGCCGTCCCTGTCGGAACACGGCAATATCAAAGGCCAGCGCCGGGCCATCAACCGGCACCCAGAGCGGTGTGGATGAGGCCCCGGCGATCAGAGCCGCACATTCCCCGCGCTCATCAGGAGAGCTATACCCCAGATAATCCGGCAGGCTGATGCCCAGCTCCTCTTGATAAATGACGCAGGCCAACCCCCAGCAATCGCTGCCAGCGCGAGTCCGACCAAGATCGAGCTGCGGGATACCGATATATCCATTTGACCAGCTCATGGGTGCAGCCCCGGAAACTTCATGCGGGTCATGCGACCGGGTGGGTAATATTCCAGTTCGATGTTTTCGCGGGTCAGCGTCAGCGACACCTCGGTGTCTGCGATCTCAGCCACTGTCAGCTTCAGATCCAACACCTCCACCTCGATGACATCGGGAGATGAGGCCAACACACCGGCCATATGCACTGTGGCCAGATCGGTAAAGCTGCGCAGCACCTCGGCATAGGCGGCGTCCAGTACGTCCAAAACGATGCGCGCGTCGCCCGGATCATCCTGACTGTCAGATGGCAGGACAGCCGAGGCGATGACCCATAGATAGGGCTCGGTGACGGGATTGGCCCCGCGCCATGTGGAGCGCGTGCCATAGATCAGGGGATCCGTGGACACCCGCTCTGCATTGTCTGTGGACAGCCGGATAGGGGCGTCCAGATCCGGGTGGGTGATCTCGAACAAGACCACCTCGATCTCGGGCGAGGCCAGCGCATCCTGCGCCATGCGGGCATTGAGGGACAATCGTCTCATGGCATCACCACGATGCTGAAGGTTTTGCGGAACTCGACCTGACGCACGATGGCCTCGGAGGGCAGTTGCTCACCAAAGCTGCACAGCCATTTGGCCCCCAGCAGCAAAGGTTGCCCCTGCGTGTCCAGCAGGCGCTGCCCCTCCGACCCCAGCATGGCCCAGCTGTCGGTGGTTGGATCTGACATCCAAAACAACCGTGTGCCTTCGGCGCAGTCATCGTGGAAAAATCGGTCAAAGACGGCGCGCTGGCTGCGGTCCAATACGACCGACAGGGTCACAGTCCGGGACACCGAGGAAAAGCGCCGCCGAAACGATTGCGGGCCGGTCTCAGCGTGCCGTGTGATGCGCGCCTCTTGTGGCTGCGACTGCCATGTGTTGCGCTCAGGCATAGGGAGCCGGTCAGGCCAATTGCGTATCATTGCCGGGCCGTCCCGCGCTGGCGCATCCCATAGGTGGATTGCATTTGACGCTTGGCCGCACCGCCTGACATGCCGGTGGCGACCAACTCGGACATCACGACACTATACTGACGCTGCCCACGCGCGTCGGTGCTGTCTTGCACCTCGACCTCAGCGGATACAGACGTCTGATTGACGAAATTGATGACCGGTCGCGTGTCTGGAACTGACTGGCCGACATCAGATCCCGCGACCAAAAACGGATAGGCGCGCGCTTGGCCAACATAGCCGCCCGCAGCATACCCACGCATGGTGCCGCGCCGGATTGCCTCCAGATTTTCGACCCCAATCCGGGCAGTGGCAGCGGCGTCAAAAACATATTCCTGCTCGTGCACGAGGCCTGCCACTGCACGGGGATCCGTGCCGCCTGTGGCCCCCCCCCGTTCAAATCCGGGCAGACCGAATGCCCCCATCAATGACCCGAATATCCCGGACAAACCGCCGCCTGACCCGGCGCCACCCCCAATACCGATTTGGGATAGGATTTGTCCCAGCAATCCAAATTCATTCCCCAATGAGCCCAGGATCGAGTTGGCGTCATTTGTGGTGATGCCAAAATCCTGCAATGCCCGGCCAGCCTCGGCAATGAAGCCCGGCAGCTGCTGTTGGCCGGGCAACGTCAGCCCGAATGCACCAGGACGATAGGCCTCCAGACCGGCAGTCGTGCCATGGTGATGGATGGCATTCCCTGATCCCAATCGCGGCCCACGCAGCGCTCCAATCCAGCCCATATTAGACGGTT